GGCAAGATAATCAACACTGTTACAAATGACTTGTATGACACGATTGATGTTATACCTTGTCATTACAAGAGACAGTATATTGAATGGCAAGATAGAGGTACCAGTAGTGGTGCACCTGTTGCAATTCATGAAGCTGATAGCGATATCATTAGTCAAACGACTAGAGGTAAAGATTATAAAGATAGACTACCGAACGGTAACTATTTAGATAATACTGCTAATCACTTTGTACTAGTTCTTGGTAAGAATCCACAAACAGCTTTGATTTCTATGAAGTCTACTCAATTAAAAGTGAGCAGAAAATGGAACTCAATGATGATGGGTTTGAAAATGCAGGGTAAGAACGGTTTATTTACACCGCCTACTTACAGCCACATTTATAAACTATCAACTGTTCAGATGTCTAATGACAAAGGAACATGGTTTGGTTGGGATGTAGCTAAAGTTGGCCCAGTGGAAGATAAATCATCCTACGAGATGGCAAAAGCTTTTGCGATCAGTGTAGGTAAAGGTGAGGTAGAGGCCAAACCAGAAAATCAAGAAGTAAAGAAAACTTCAATAGATTTATAATATCCTAGGTAGTGGGCGTCTAAGCGAGAGTGGAAACGCCCACTTATTTTATGTTAGAAAGATTTATAAATATATTTGAAGGTCTAGAGTCTGCTTACGGTCAATTTAAAAAAGAAAACAATAGATTGTCCATAAAGGTAGAGGGCAAACCGTGGGTAGAAAAGAGACCTATCACAAAAGAACTTTGGCAGAATCATTTAGATGGTATTGGACCAAACCTAGGTGTGTTTCCGTTAAGAAGAGACGGAACTTGTAAGTGGGGTGCAATAGATATTGATGAAAATAATTTTGATTACAAAGATTTATTAGAAAGAATAAGAAAGCATAAACTACCTTTGATAATGTTTAGATCAAAGAGTGGTAGAGCTCATGTGTACATGTTTATGAAAGATTTTACTTCTGCTAAAGAAGTAAAATTAGTAATGAATAAATTTGCAGCTAAATTAGGTTTAGCCAATATTTTAGATAGAGTTTATCCAATGCAAGAATCTTTAGGTGAAAACGATTTTGGTAGTTGGTTAAACATGCCGTACTACAATCAAGAAGAAGGTTCTACGTATGCTTACAAAGACGATTTTGATAGTGCAACAATAGAAGAATTTTTTGAAATGTATGATAGTTATGCTCAAGAAGATTTAACAGTGCATTTGGTGGAAGAGGTAAAACAAAATATAAAAAAACCAAAAGAAAAAAAATTAGAAGATTTCTTTTTACCGTGTGTAAAAAATTGTCTAGCAGAAAACAACAACAAGATTCCTAGCAACATAAACAGGAATGATTTCTTACTACATAAGTTTACCTGGTCTAATCGCGCCATGGAAAAAGGTGTGAAGAAAATACCAGAGTTCTCCAACCTTAATTCTAAAAGTTTATTAAAACATTTTAACAAAAAATTTTTAGAAGAACCTTTAGATGAAAAAGAAATAGAGCAAACAATATTTAAATCAGAAGATAGAGAGTATAATTATCTTTGTAAAAAACCAACCATAAAAAAATACTGTGATGCCTCTGCTTGCACTAGGCATACTTGCGGAATAACTCCGCTAGAAGCAGATCAATTAGTAAAAGCAACACAAGCTTTAGGAAACATAACTCAATATTTAAGTAAGCCCCCAATATTTTTTGAAAGTGTTGATGTCAAAAATGATAACGGAGATGGTTACAAAAGAATAAAAATAGAAATGCAGGGAGAAGATATAATAGATAAACAAAAGTGGATAAGGAAACTAGCTAACCAAGGATATTTTCCACATCCATCTGTGCTAGACATGAAACAAAAAGAATTTCAAGGGATGCAATATCAAAGATTAGAGGCAATGTTATATGAAGCTGCAGATGAGGAAGCATCAGAAGATTTTGAATTTAAATCTATAATATATAATTTTATAAAAAAGACTACGGTTAGTTATGACAAATCAGCTTTGTTTAATCAAGGTTGTTATGTAAATAAAGAAACAAAAGAATTAGATTTTAGATTACCTAATTTAATGAATTATCTAAAAGCAAGAAACATAAAAATAAACGTTAACGAACTAACTTTTAAATTGAAAGAAATTTTAAAAGCAAGAAAAGTAAATGGAACTGTTTATGATGAGGTTCTTAAACAAAACAAATCATGTCCAACATGGAGATTTGAAGCAGATACAAACGAATATGTTGTTCAAATAACAGGAACAGAGAGGAAAGTGATAGAGCATGACGAAAAAGATTAGGATAGCAGGTCCTCCAGGCACTGGTAAAACTACAAAACTAGTAGAGATATATTATAACCACTTAATAGATAAATACTCTCCTGCTGATATAATAGTTATTTCTCATACTAATACAGCTGCAAACCACATAAGAGATAAAATATATTCTGATGAAAGCATACAAGAGTATCAAGAAAAAACAGGCAACGAAATATTTAGATTAATAAAGCAGTCAAAAGAAACTTTAAAAGAAAACGTCAGCACCATACATAAATTTTGTAAAGACAGAGTGGTAGGAGATTCTTTCTTAATAGAGGATTATGAAATACTAATAAACATACACGAGCTTTTTAATAAATATACCTTTGGTAAAAATTTTCAAAGTGTTGATTTGTTGTTTAAGAAACATCCGTTCTTTAAATTTATGAGTATGGCACGAGATAATGGTAAGAATTTTTTAGACTACTATAGAAGTCTAACTTATAAAGAAAAAGAAGAGTACAAGTACGAGCCAGAGGAACTTATTGATTTAGAAAAAAAATATACGACTTTTAAAAATAATGAAAAGATAAATGACAGATCAAGAAGCATTTTAGATTTTCAAGACATGGTGGAAAAGTTTTCAGATAACGAACAAACATCAGAAGAAGTTTGTTCTGATATTAAAGTATTAATAGTGGACGAAGCTCAAGACTCTAGTGTAATACAAAGAAAAGCAGAGAGAGTCATGTCGAAGAATGTAGAATATTTTTATAAAGCAGGAGATCCTGATCAATCTATATTTGAGTTTGCAGGAGCAGACCCGGACTCGTTTCACAAAGAATTTGCAAGACCTGAAATAGAACTAGAGCAAGGTCACAGGTGTCCACGATTAGTAAATGAATACTGTAAAGATATTATTAAACCAATATGGCAACACTATAACTATTCTAGGGTATGGAAACCAAGAGAAGAAAATGGTGTAGTTGTAGAAGGTGAAATATTTGAAATGTCTGATTTGGCGCAAGACCCTTTTGCGTCAGAACTAAGAGATAGGATATTAAATACATCAGAAGATTTTGTATTTACTTACAGAGGAAACGAACCAACTAGTATGATAACGTACCTAAAAGAGCTTGGTATGCCAATCAAAGTTCCAAAGAATGCAAAACTTAAATTTAAATACCCAACTGTAGAAATAAATAACCACAGAGCATTTTTATCTTTATCGCGTGGAGAAAATGTTTCACTTGCTAAAATTAAATCGATGTTAAAAAGTGTAGACTCACAGTATCTAGCTTCTAGTAAAAACATAGAAGATGAAGACAGAGGAAGTTATAATAAAAAATGGTTGGTAGAAAACAAATACTTAGTTCCAGGTGTTATGAATACGGACGATTTTCAATTAATAAATAAAATAAATTCAATAATAGAAAAAAATTACATAAGAAAAATTGTCAATAATAACAGGGATTTAGACAACAAAAGAATATTTTTAGAAAATATACATACCATAAAAGGTAAAGAATTTGACAACGTTGTTTTAGATATGACGTTAACAAATGAAGAAGAGGATTTTGTAAAAAGACGTATGGCTTTTGTAGCATGCTCTAGAGCAAAGAAGACTCTTTGGACTATAAAAAGTAGAACAAATATAACATTACACAGGAGGGCATATGACGCATAAAGATATATTCAAAGAAGCGTTTCCACAGAACAGACAAATTGGTGG